ATAGCGGAAAGAGAGGTTAATTATGCCGAGTACAAACAACAAGGTGAAGTTCGGCCTTAAGAACTGCCATTATGCGAAGGCGACACTTGATCCGGATACCAATGCCGTGACATTTGGTACGCCTGTTGCGATTCCGGGTGCTGTGAACCTGTCGCTTGATCCGGAGGGCGATACCGAACCGTTCTATGCGGATGATATGGTGTATTACACCACTGTAGCGAACAACGGTTATTCCGGTGATCTGGAAATTGCGCTGATTCCGGAAAGCTTCAGGAAGGATATCCTGAAGGAGACTGAGGATGCGAACGGTGTTCTGGTGGAGGATTCCACGGTGGAGCCGGAGCATTTCGCTCTGCTTTTCGAGTTTTCCGGGGATAAGAAAAAGATCAGGCACTGTATGTATTACTGTACCGCTGCAAGACCTACGATCGAAGGAAAGACCAATGAGGATAGTAAGGAAGTACAGACCGAGAAGCTGGAGATCACGGCGACTCCGCTTCCGAACGGACTTGTGAAGGTAAAGACCGGTGCGAATACGTCAGATGCGGTTTACAACGGATGGTATTCCAATGTCTATCAGACAGAGCATGCACAGGTATCTGCGGTTCTTACCGGGATCACGATTGGAAGCCTGCAGCTTACGCCTGCTTTTGATGCCGGTACCACTTCCTATACGGCTGAGACCGTGAATGATGAGGATGCGGTATCTGCTACTGCAGCAAGCGGAACAGCGGTTACGATCCTTGTGAACGGGGTGGCTCATACCAGCGGTAATGATGCGACCTGGGCGAGCGGAACCAATACAGTGACGGTGATCGCAAGCAAGACCGGAGCAGTAAGTACGGCATATACCGTAACGGTAACGAAGAACGGACAGGGTTGATAAGTGTTTAGGGCAGGGCTTCGGCTCTGCCCATTCTTATGATTGGAGGAAAGTGAAATGGCACTTACAAAGACAGTGAATATTGATGGCAAGGATGTGACTTTTAAGGCATCGGCAGCCATTCCGAGAATATACAGAAACAGATTCCATCGTGATATCTATAAGGATCTGCATGACCTTCAGAAGAGTATCGATCAGGAAGATCCGGAGGCTTCTGCATTGGACACTTTCTCTTTGGAATTGTTCGAGGATATCAGCTATATCATGGCGAAGCATGCGGATCCGCAGGGGGTTCCCGACACGCCGGATGAATGGCTTGATCAGTTCGGAACCTTTTCCATTTACCAGGTGCTTCCTGAGATCATCGAGCTATGGGGCTTGAATGTGCAGACGCAGGTGGAGAGTAAAAAAAACTTCGAGCGACTGACCGGGAAATGACAACGCCTCTTTTGTTGCTGAGGTGTGTGCAGTTGGGAATCCATATCAGCGAATTGGAACTGTTGACGATCGGAACCGTGCTTGATATGTACACGGAACTTCAGAGGGATGACGAGCCTCATGATCAGATCGCAAGCCAGGATGATATGGATCGATTCTAATGGGAAGGAGGTTGAGACATGGCTGGCAGAATTCAGGGTATTACCGTTGAGATCGGCGGCGATACAACCAAATTACAGACTGCCCTGAAGGGTGTAAATACAGAGATCAGAAATACTCAGAGCCAGCTGCGTGATGTCGATAAGCTCCTGAAACTTGATCCGGGAAATACGGAACTTCTGGCACAGAAGCACAGGCTCCTGGGGGATGCCGTCAAGGAAACGAAGGAAAAGCTGGAGACCTTGAAGACGGCAGCGGAACAGGCTGAGCAGGCATTAAAGGACGGAACGATAACGCAGGACCAGTATGACGGCCTGCAGCGTGAGATCGTTGAAACGGAACAGAAGCTGAAGTCCTTGGAGGAACAGGCGAAGGCTTCCGGCACGGCGCTTCAGGATATCGCCGCAAAGGGTGAGAAGCTGAAGACGGTCGGTGACAATATCACGAATGTCGGACAGAAGTTCATGCCGGTAACTCTGGGCGTTGTGGGATTAGGTACGGCGGCGGTGAAAACTGCCGCTGATTTTGATACCGCCATGAGCAAGGTTGCGGCGGTGTCAGGTGCTACGGGAGCAGAGCTGGATGCCCTGAGAGAAAAAGCCCGTGAGATGGGTTCCAAGACGAAGTTCTCCGCATCTGAGGCGGCGGAAGCCATGAACTATATGGCTATGGCCGGCTGGAAGACATCTGATATGCTGGAAGGTATCGAGGGTGTCATGAATCTGGCGGCTGCTTCCGGTGAGGATCTGGCTACAACTTCCGATATCGTAACGGATGCGCTTACGGCTTTCGGATTGTCGGCTTCCGATTCCGGACATTTCGCAGATATACTGGCGGCGGCTTCGAGCAATGCGAATACGAATGTCAGCATGATGGGCGAGACTTTCAAGTATTGCGCTCCGATTGCAGGTGCTTTGGGATTCTCTGCGGAGGATACGGCAGAAGCGATTGGTCTGATGGCCAATGCCGGTATCAAGGGTTCTCAGGCTGGTACAGCACTCAGAACTATCATGAATAATCTGTCCGGAGATGTGACGGTCTGCGGATCGGCTATCGGTGAAGTGACGATCGCTACCACAAATGCCGATGGTTCCATGAGGGATCTGAGTGACATTCTGGCTGACTGCCGGACGGCTTTTTCCGGTCTGACGGAATCGGAGAAGGCACAGGCGGCTGAAAGTCTTGTGGGTAAGAATGCGATGTCCGGATTCTTGGCTCTGATGAATGCCGGGGAAGCGGATATCAATAAACTTTCATCTGCGATTGATAACTGTGACGGATGTGCTGCCGGTATGGCTGAGACCATGAATGATAACCTTGCCGGTCAGCTGACGATCCTGAAGTCACAGCTGCAGGAACTGGCAATCTCTTTCGGGGAATTGCTGATGCCTGCGATCAGAACCATAGTCGGATGGATCCAGAAGTTTGTGGACTGGCTCAATTCAATGGATGAAGGAACCAGGAAGGTTATTGTTACGATCGCTTTGGTGGCTGCGGCTATCGGTCCGGTGCTGATCATCGTCGGTAAGGTGATCTCTGCCGTGGGTACCATTATGACATTGGTGCCGAAGCTGGCAGGTGTGATCAATGCGGCGAAGGGTGTTTTTGCGGCTTTCAATGCGGTATGCGCGGCGAATCCGTATGTGTTGATCATAGCGGCGATCGTTGCTCTGGTGGCGGCGTTTATTTATCTCTGGAACAACTGCGAAGAGTTCCGACAGTTCTGGATTGATCTGTGGGAAGGAATAAAAGAGATTGCCATTGCCGTATGGGAAGCATTGAAGGAATTTTTCAAGGCGGCTTGGGAAGCAATCAAGTCCACGGCTGAGACCGTATGGAACGCGATTTCTTCCTTCTTTACCGGGCTTTGGGAAGGTATCAAGAATATCTTCACGACTGTGGTAAATGCGATCAGCACGTTCCTGACGAATGCCTGGAATGCGATCAAGAATACCGTGACTACGGTGTTTAATGCGATAAAAACTTTCTTCACTACGATCTGGAACGGGATCAAGTCGGTTATCACGACAGTGGTAACGGCGATATCCACTTTCCTGAGTACGGCGTGGAATGGTATCAAGACCGCTATCACAACGGTGCTGAATGCGATCAAGTCCGCGGTAACAACGGTCTGGAATGGCATTAAGACCACGATCACAAATATCGTGAACGGGATCAAGAATGCGGTTACGACAGCCTGGAATAATATCAAGTCTGCGGTGTCGAATGCGGCCAATGCCATAAAGAATGCCGTTTCCAATGCGTTCAATGCGATGCTGAACGGCATCAAGAATGTCTGCGGAAATATCTATGGCGCTGTGAAGAGCGGATTTGACAAGGCAATCAATTTTGTGAAGAACCTGGCATCGGAAGCCTTCCAGTGGGGCGCTGATTTTATCGGCGGTATCGTAAATGGTATCAAGTCCATGATCGGTAAGGTCGGGGATGCGGTTTCATCGGTTGCGGATAAGATCCGGAGCTTCCTGCATTTCTCCGTGCCGGATGAAGGACCTTTGACGGATTACGAGAAGTGGATGCCTGATTTTATAGGAGGCTTGGCGAAGGGTATTGAGAAGAGCCGGGGCATGATCGAGAACGCCATGAATGGCGTTACTTCTGA